ATACAACAGCCCAGTTACCTGCGCCACGACGTGTACGTTGGGCGATCAAGTTAGCAACACGGTTGATTAGAACAGCTAAGGCAGCGTGTTCGTCACCAACATAAGTAGCTGTACCTGATACAGTAGCTTGGTTGTATGTGTACTCAGTTGTAGCTAAAGTACGTAGACTCAATAGAATCTCTTGGTCAATCTCAGCAGTAATTTCTTGTGCTAATGCTGCCATGATTTCTGCTTCAACGTCAATACCATGTTGGCTTTGAGCGTCTTGAGCCGCTTCGAATGTCCAACGTGCTTGCAACTTACGTGACTTAGCTTCAACAGCTTGACGCAAGATTTGAACAGAAATCTGACGACCTCCGTTACCTTCAAGAGCCGCAGTGTTGTTACCTGTGTAACCTGTTGCAGTTGCATCGTTAGATGGCTGACGTGAATATGCCTGAGCAATAGTGAATGGGCTTAAAGCTTCTTGACCAGCAGTAACGCTAGTATTAGCTAAAGATTGGTCCACTAAGTTTTGTGCATAGCGTACACGTAGTGTATGAATCTGACCCACTGGGCCAGTCATTGGCTGAACGCCAACCAACTCGTTAGCGATAACAGTTGGCATAACACGACGGATAACTGGAAGAATCACACGGTTTAATGTAGCGATGTTACCAGCTGTAGTTGTTCCTGCTGTAGATTCAGCAAGTAGTTGTTTCTTAGTATTTTCTAAGATAACACCCATAGTTGAGCGGCGAGTGCCTTTTAAGCCTTCCAACAGAGCTTCTTTGGTCTCGTCCCAACGGCTTTCTAATAGAACTTTTGACATTTATATTTCTCCTAAATTATGTCTTTGATTTAAAGCCCTGCCAGACGCTTGAGATCGATAACATTATTATTGTGTTCGATTTCAATTTCTTGTTTGGCAGCTTTATCACCAGTTACTTCTGAAATTCTTGCTTCTGTTAGTGAGGCTTTTTGAGCCTTTTTATCAGTGCCAGTATTCAGTACTGCTGGTAGATACTTGTCGAAAGTAGCTTGCAGTTTACCTGTTTGCACACCTTCTAGTAAGCTCTGCATTGTCGTTGCTTTTTCCTCATTTAATGATCCAAGCAAGTCACCCATCAATTTTTCACGTTGATTAGATTCTTTGATAATGCGAACTTCACGTTCTTTTGACTCTACTAATTTCTTAGTGTTGTCGATTTCTTTTTGTGATTCGGCTAATTGTGTTTCTTTATTAGCTAATGCTTGCATTAGCTTACGTGTTTCTTGTTTCTCACTTAGGTGAGTAACACTGAATTCACTTGCGAAACTTTCAAAGATACGGCGACCAAAGTTATTTTCTTTAGCTACTTTAATATCTTCTTTCAATTGGCTCATTTCACCCTTTAACTGTCCTGCTACAGCGATAGACAATTTTTTAGCAGATTCGGTCACGAAACGTGCCTTCAATGCTTCTAATTGTTTACGACCTTCTGCAACTAACTTAACCTTAGCTTCAACAACTGCTTGTTTGTCTTGTGCGAATTCTTTAATTTCGCGGGCTAGTGCATGAACAATAAATTGTTCTAGCTTTTGCTGACTTTCTTTAGCAACTATACGGTCACTACGCAATTCTTTAATTTCTTCGGCTAGTTTAGTAACCATAAAGTTATTGAATTTTGTTGCTGATTCATGTAGTTTTTGTTGTGCTTTTACACGGTCTTCGTTCATTGCTTGCTTCTCAGAACGAAATTCTTCAATTTCTTCTGATAAGCTGTCTGTAACCATCTTGTCAAGGGCTTCAACCATCACGATTCTGTCATGTTCATAACGTTGTGCAAATTCTTCATGTAATTCTGCACGAACTTGTTGGCGAGCTTCATTCAATTTTAATTCCCATGCTTCATTTAACTGAGCACCGACTTCATCATTGATAAGTCCACTTTCAAGTAATGGCTTGATAGCATCAAACATGCTGTTTCCCCTTTATTTGATTTTGAGATCCTTGATGAGGCGCATTACTTCCTCCTTCAAGTACTTCTCTACTTTTTTATTGCCTTGTGCGTCTTTTGCAATATCCAACAATCTATGACCATGTTTCATATTCATCATGCCTTCATAAATTGCCTTAGGATACGCATTGGGTGCGCTTGGTTGGGCAACAATATCCACAGTGACTATTTCAAAGTCACTCACTTTGCCATCATAGTCATTCACGTTTCCGCTACCACGACTAGACACGCCTAGTTTCACACCCGAATCCAACATAGTAGCAACTAGTTGCCCCATTGGAGTCGGTAAAATCTTTAATTTACCAAAGCCATTAGCGCCATCCATCCACATGCTTGTAATCATATGTGATACACGGTCTAAATTAATCTTTAAATCATCTGGATGGTCAACTTCGCCTAATACGGAATGACCTTCTGCAATTTGTTCGTTTAGGGTTTGTACAGCAGTTTCAATTTCGGAAACAGGGTAAACACGCTCATTAGCGTTCTTTACCCCGCCCTGGATAAAAATCCCCTTCATATAAAGGGACTTTTTGCTACCTTCACCTTCACTCTCAACCACCATACCTGCACGGTCAAATGAAAGGTGTTCTTTAAGATACAAAGCCATTGCTCTCAAATTCCTTAAATACGTCTTTTAGTAGGAGTTCTACGTGACTCTGCTACTGGGCTACGAACTTTACCTGCTTCGTCTTTAGTGACTGGCTTTGGTGCTGATTCTAAGTCTGCATTATTCTGTGCTGGACTATTCTTAAATGATCCTGCACCTTTAACAGATGCTTCACCTTTTGCATATGCATTGCTTGGGCCTTTTGGTCCTGTTGGAACTGCTTCGCTAGCACCACTAAACTTAACTGGTCTGCTATCCATTCCAGCTTGACCGCTGTTTGCTAAACTTGTACTCTTTGTTTGAACACCATTATCGCCGTGTGTAACAGAAATTTTCTTTAATGTGATAGCTTCCATCATTGCATCTTCGTCATCATGACCTTGTTCCATGTCATGTGTTAAGTCTGCACCGGCTTCTTCAGCACCGTCATCAAACTCAGCATCAGATTCAGCATCATCACCTGCCATGATATCTTCAAACTCAGCCATCAATTGGTCTAACTTATCTTCTAGGTCAACTACGCGGTCTTCTAGACCTTCTTCGCCCATTTCGTCACCATATTCATCGTCTTCACCGTCTTCGATATCTAGTACTTCGTCTTCGTCAGAATCAAAATCTAAATCGTCATCTTCAGCTTCGGACATACCTTGTTCTTCAACATCGATCTCGTCCAGTAGATCACCTACTTGACCGCCCATGCCTTCGCCCATTTCTTCATCCATCATAGATTCATAAATCTCGCGGGATTTTTCAACTACGATATCGTGAAATAATGCACGTGCTTGTTCTTCATTCTCATTGATAATCAAATCAATAAGCGTTTCAAATTTTTTGTTATCCATTGTTGTCTCCTGAATGTAAATGGCTTTGTAGAGTTATTTAGTGTGTATCATAAAAAAGAGCACAATATAGTGCTCTTTTTTGCGTTTTTATCTAAGATAACTAGTACTTACTTAAACAGTTGGTGTTGCACCTTCTGCTTTAGGTCCATACTGTTGATGAACCTTCTTTAAGTAATTAACTTTTTCATAATTTCTTACATCATTCATTTTACGTAATTTACGAATCTGCTTTAATGTAAGTTTTGTTTTTCGACTTTCACGCCATTCAGGCTTAGAGTTATCAGCATTTACATCCTGATACTCAGCTGGAGCTTTGTCAAACATTTCAAACAATTTCATTTAATTATTTATCTAATTACATTCCATTACCACCGGGAGCAGGGGTACTCATTCCTGCTTCAGCCGGTTGCGGTACTTGTGATGCCGCAATGTCTTCTCCGCTAGCCGGATCTTGTGCACCTAATTCAGCTTCTTCACCGGTTTGAACGTCAGTCTCAATATCTCCTGAACTGATACCAATACTACGCAAATCTTTTCCTTCTGGATTAATTTCAATCTCTTTATCATTTTCCTCACGCCACATTCTTTCATTTTTGTTGATTTCTTCTTCGCTAAGACCCAAGAAACGTTCTAACATAAAGCGTTTTGACATATATGGATACTGTTCAACTGACGTAAATGTAGCCACACGTGCTGTATCTAACTCAGTTTGACGATAAGCCGCAAAGTTTTGTGGTGGATTAAACTCTAATTCAAATAATCCAGAATCAATATTCAATCCTCTCCAACGTAAGAATAGTTTAAATTCTTCGTCAAGTTTACGACAGACATAGTTCTGTAATCGTTCGCAATATTGATTGAAACGGAACTCTTGAATCATAGCCGTACCAACACGACCGTCGCTTAATGGGGTTGTATTATCATCCGGACCAGTTGGCAAATATGAACTCGGAACACGTAGACCACGTGCTAGTCGATTATTAAAGTATTTCAAGTCATCAATCTCACCCAAATTCTGTCCACCGGGTAGTAAGTCAACACTCGAACCACGTCCATCAGCAGTAACCGGAAAGAAATAATCTTCGTTCATTGACAAGGGATTATATGTAGCATCAACAATTGCTTGCCCTCCGTACATACTTGGAATTCTACGCTGATGAATTTCATTCTTAATGCGCTCAACAAATGCCATAGCCATATGACTTGGCATGTTACCAACGTCAATCTTGAACACTCTACGTTCCGGAGCACGTTGTACACGATAGATTAATACCGCATCTTCTAATAATTCTTTTTGCTTATAAACTTTAAAAATGTTCTCTAAAATACTCTGACCAAAAGGCCAAAATCTATCTAAGCCCTCAGTTAAACTCATATGAACCACGTGCTTAGAATCAATAGCGGCTTCATTAAAGCCCAATGTAAAGCGCGATCCTGTTGTGTTACTTCCACTTGGCACCGTGTAGCCACCACCTGCACCAGAACCTCCACCTGTGCCACCCATTCCAGTTGCAGGATTAGCGGCAAAGTCTGTATTTGTTTTTTGTGCTACAGTTAAGTTTTCTAAGTTAATGTTTAAATCTTTAACAACATATTGTTCAGGCTTTTTACCTTCACTTTCGTTAACAATAACTTTAATAACTTTAATCATATCTACCCAATATAATTTAAAGTTCTCTGGATCACGTACAAAAACTTGATCTCCGTACTTTAAACAGTTTCTAAATATTTTAAAAATACGTGTTTCAAATTCGTTTAACTTACACCACTGTTGTAGTTGAGTTTTTAATAATTCAATCTCATGAGGAGTTGGATCATCTTTGAAATTTAAGTTGAATGGAGTCTTATTATGTTCATTTTTCTGTGTACTGAATTCAGCTATAATATCTAGACATGCGTTAATTTCAGCATCCACGTCCATCATTTCATACTGATTGTAACGTTCAATACGGTTTGGGTGACCTGTGTAAACTTCTGGAAGTCTGCTACGATAGTTCTTGTAACCAAAATCATCGTTAGTATAACCATTAGGTGTATTACCTTGACCAGCATTACTGTTCCATGAACCGGATAAATTTCCACCACCAAGTGGGCTCATTGTTCCTGCTTGGTTAACTCTGGTGAAATGTTTCTTATATGTCATATTAATTAGGGCCTATTCTATATTTATCGTTATCCCTGTGAATAATTTAATAAATCTGTGTCAACCCTGTTACCAAATTTAATTTTGTCTAATAATTCATCAGTCTTAGATTCCAACATAACAGTAAACTTCTCTATAATTGAGGAAGAACTATCATCTATATCTTCACTAATTTCTTCTGCATTATCAGATAATAACCCAGTTTCTTCTACTTTATCAAGCAATTTTTTAATAGCATCAAGTTGATCTTCATTACCTACAAATTCTTTACCATGTAACTGAACAAAGTAACCTTCAGAAGGGCCACTAAACATTGCACCTTTTTTGGCTGCTTCAAAGTGTACTGGATCTTTTGGAACTGTCTGGAACAATCCTTGTTTATTCATTGCGGCTACTGCATTAGGATCTTTGTAATTTTGAATATCAACTGCTAATCCTCGTTCATGCTTACTTCTACCTGGTTTGGCAATAGGCATACCAGAAGGACCTATACCAGGTCTGCCTGCTTTAACTGACTCGTCCCAAACTCTTTGCTGATCTTCTGGATCACGTTTAGCACTATTAATTGCAATTTTATTACCTGTCATTGAATTAAATGCCTCAGCTGCCGCAATTATTCTATCCTTGAAGCCGCTAGCAAGTGCATCAAAATTACCCTTACTCCCTGAATTACTACCAAATGATAAAATAGTTGCTGATGATTTATTTGATGATCCACTTTCAGAAGTTGTTTGACCTTTTGCAGGTGATTCAGATGAGTTGGAATCTGTTGTTCCAGGAGACATACTTCTTGTTGTAGCACCTTTTGCAGGTGGCCCGGGAGGTGTAGGTATTGTTGCTCCTGGAGGTAAGTTAGCCGGAGCCGTTTCTTTTTGTTCTTTAGTAACTGTTGTTAATTTTTGTTCTGTGTTGGCTAAATCTTTATTCATTACTTCTAACTCAGATTTCATTCTAGTAATAAATGCTTTATTAGCTTCTAATTTTGGATCAAGATTTTCAATACTTTGATTTTTAATTCTAATAGATTCTTTTAATTTTGCAACTTCTTTTTTTAAGTCTAAAGATTGTTCTTCTTTTG